AGCAAACTTATATATCTTACCTGACATTGATGTTGACCATATCTATGAGCTTGCAGAACAACTAGACGAACTTTACTATCAATATGAATTTCTTTGGTCACATCCTGACTATACAAAAGGAGGAAACCGAGCAACACCTGTACCTGTAATTATTCAGCAGGACAAAGCAGAATTGGAGTATCTCCGTGGCAATAAACAGAAAAAAGCATAAGGCTTACATAAGCCGAGGCAACGTTTTTAAATCTGCAACTGCTGCTCGTAAACGAGCGCGAGCCCTTGGACTAAAAGGTATTCACTCACATGGTAGAGGAGACGCAAAGCGATTTATGCCTGGCAGCTCCCACCAAGCGTACACTAACAAAGTACGAAAGAGAAAATAAATGGCATTGACTGCAAAACAAAAGAAACTTCCTCCCGCCCTACAAAGAGCTATTTTAGCAAAGCAAAAAGGTATGGGTAAAAAGAAAAAGCCTGCAAAGAAAAACGGTAAGAAGCGCGGTAAGAAGCGCTCGAGTCGCGGTTAATAATGGCGGGTGTTAGTACACCCGCTTCCTTTCGCCGACAGTTGGCGGGAAAGAAGAGGAGGAAGAAACGTGGCAGTAAAAAGAAGAAAAAGAGATCCTAGACTTAAGAGAGCAGGTGTCTCTGGTTTTAATAAACCAAAGCGTACTCCAGGTCATGCCAAGAAATCACACATAGTTGTGGCAAAAGTCGGGACACAAGTAAAGACTATTCGATTTGGTCAGCAGGGAGCAAAAACTGCTGGTAAGCCAAAAGTTGGAGAGAGTGAAGCAATGAAGCGTAAGCGTGCTTCATTTAAAGCTCGTCACCGTAAAAACATTGCCAAAGGTAAAATGTCAGCAGCTTACTGGGCTGATAAGGTAAAGTGGTAATGATTATAGAGTCTGTTGCAGCTGCTAGCGCAATCCTTACATCCTTAAATGGTCTCATCAAACAAGCAAATGAGACGGGACAAGGAATGCAGCAGCTTATGGGTACTATTAGTGACTTTGGGGAAGCAATCACTAATTTTGAGATAGAAAGAAAAGGAAGCACTTTCAAAAGTCTTAGTCAGAGTGAAATTCTTAAGCTTACTATGATTAAGAAAAGTTATGAAAGACATTGGAAAGACGTACATGACTTATTGTTAGTTGTAGACCCCCAAATGTTAGAGGCTTTTAAACAAGCCAAGGCAGAACAAGAGCACCAACGCCTGCAGCATTTAAAAATGCTTGCTAAAAAAAGAAAAGAAAGAGAAATTCTTATTCAACAATTACTTGTTGGTTTTACTACTCTTCTTATTGGAGGCGCATTGATTGCAGGGGTTCTCGTTATATTACTAAAATGAACAAACGTTTAGAAAAAAACTCAGAATATGCATCATATGACACCGACGGTGATGGTATAGTTACTGATGAAGAACTAGAAACAAGTAAAGAGCTGCAACAATTAAAATTAGATCATGATAAAGCAGATGCACAACGAGGCATGGCTTGGTTTGCTTTATTTGGAATGTTACTATATCCATCTCTAATTGTAATTTGTTCTTTAATTAAGCTAGATACAGCAGCAACTATACTTGGGGATATAGCAAGTGTCTACTTTGTAGCAATTGCTGGTTTAGTCGCCGCATTTTTTGGAGCATCAGCATGGGTAACGAAAAGATAAAAATAGAAAGAATAACAGAAGATTTAAAAGAAAATTTTGAATATGTATCAGATACTAGAAAGTATGGAAAAAGAGAAGCTTGGTGCATAATGAAGCCAGATCCTCTTGCAAAAGAGTGGCCTGTCTATAAAGGCGACTGCGAAGATTTTGCACTTACAGTTTTGTATCATTATGCAGATAAAAGCTGGTTGAAGTTTTGGTACTATTTAATCACTTATAAAGCTCATATGAGATATTGTTATGTAGATACCCCCGGTAGAGGACATGCGGTCCTTAAATTTGGGGACGTCTACATTGATAACATCTTTGGTACGATAACTACTAAAGATGAGATGGAGACCAGGGGATATGTCTTCACGACATCAGCCTGGTTATACTTTGCACCAACAACAGTAGCAATTAAGCTTCTAATAGGAAAGTTATGGAAAAGTCAAAGAAAAACAAGCCAGTAGTATACATAGAAGAATATAAGAAAAATATTCGGCCTCCTAAATCAGAAGAGTACTTAACAGAGCTAGAGTACTGTAGACGATACAGCAAAACGAGATCCATGGGACAAGACTAGATGTCAATAGAAATTAGCCGCAAAGATATCTTTGCAGAGTATATAGCAGATTACTGCCAAGAAGATAAATTTTTGAAACTCCCAGTAGAGCCTTACATGGACTTACTGGGAATCACACCTTTACCTTCTCAAGTGGCAATCATAAATGCTATAAATAATCCAAAATATAGATTCGTCTGCGCGGCAATTTCACGAAGGCAAGGAAAAACATATATAGCCAATATTATAGGGCAGCTAGTTTCGCTTGTACCTTCGTCCAATATTTTGATTATGTCTCCAAACTATGCTCTCTCGCAAATCTCTTTTGATTTGCAAAGAACTTTGATAAAACACTTTGATCTAGAAGTAGTTAGAGATAACGCAAAAGACAAAGTGATTGAAATATCAAACGGGTCTACCATACGCATGGGATCAGTAAATCAAGTGGACTCATGCGTTGGTAGATCTTACGATCTAATTATCTTTGACGAAGCCGCTCTTGCTGATGGGAGAGATGCTTTTAATGTAGCACTTCGCCCCACACTTGATAAAGACAACTCAAAAGCAATCTTTATCTCTACTCCTCGAGGAAGAAATAACTGGTTTGCAGAGTTTTTTGATAGGGGGTTTATAGATGATTTTCCAGAGTGGATCTCTATTAAAGCGAGTTATAAATCTAATCCTAGAATGTCTGAAACGGATATTAAGGAGGCTCGAAAAAGTATGTCCGAGGCTGAGTTTCGACAAGAGTATGAAGCAGACTTTAATACTTTTGAAGGACAAGTTTGGAACTTTAACTTTGAAGAGTGTGTTGGAAGTTTTGAAGAAATAGATATTTCTGAAATGGATGTCTTTGCGGGTCTTGATGTGGGCTATAGAGATCCTACTGCATTTTGTGTAATTGGCTATTCCTGGGATGAAGGAAAGTATTATCTTCTAGATGAGTACTTAGATGCAGAGCGAACTACGGAGCAACATGCAATGGAGATACAAGCTTTAATTGACAAATGGGATATTGACTATATCTACATTGATTCTGCAGCTCAACAAACTCGTTTTGACTTTGCTCAGAACTATGATATTACTACTGTAAATGCAAAGAAATCTATCTTAGATGGAATCTCTCATGTAGAAGGAATCGTAGACAATAATAATTTACTTATTGATCAGCGCTGCAAAGAAACACTTCAAGCGTTGGACCAATACCAGTGGGATCCTAACCCCAACCTTTTAAAAGAGAAGCCAAAGCACAATCGTGCGTCACACATGGCAGATGCACTGCGGTATGCACTGTATTCGTTCCAAACATCAAACAGCGGCTTTTAGAGATACCATGTCAAAAATAATGTTTGACATGATACCTTATGTTCGCTATAATTCTGGTATTCGAAAATGGATCTAAAAAGAGACCTCGTAAAATACATAAGAGATAAAGCAAAAAACAAATATGAAAAAGGCACTGAGTGTTATATTTGTGGAGAACCAACGGAACTTGACTTTCACCATTTTTACTCATTAAGTCCGTTAGTTCATAATTATGTAAAAAAGAATAAGTTACTTCCCGAAAACGTTTTGTCGTTTCGAGAAGATTTTATACAAGAGCATTGGGCTGAGTTGTATGAACACACAGTTACATTATGCCATGCACATCATCTAAAACTACATAAGGTGTATGGAAGAGACCCAGCCTTAGGAACTGCAAAGAAGCAAGAAAGGTGGGTCGAGATTCAAAGAGAAAAACATGGCATGGTATGATCGTATATTAGGAAGAACGCCAGAGGTGGAGGAAAAACTAAATCCTGCACAACAATATTATGACCATGCCACAACACCGTCTCGTGAGTTTACATTTAAATATGAGAAAGCATACGAAGACATAGAGATTGTAAATCGTGGTGTTAATCTTATTGTAGATGATACCTCAGAGATTAAAACAACCGTAGGAGCACAGATACCAGGACTACAGAGTGTCGTAAAAGGCGTAAAAAGATCAAGAGTAAATCTTCTTTTAAATAAAGAGCCTAATCCTTTTCAAGATATTAGCACATTTAAAAGAAATCTTATTACTGATTTCTTACTCGACGGTAATATTTTTATTTATTACGACGGAGTTCACCTCTACCATCTTCCCGCCAATAAAATGAACATTCATACAAGTAGTACAACTTATATTGATAAGTTTACTTTTAATGAAAAAGTTGATTACAAAACCTCTGAGATAATTCATATAAAAGATAATTCTTTCTACTCTATTTACAGAGGAATATCAAGATTAAAGCCAGCACTTAGAACTATGGTTTTAATGCAAAATATGCGACAGTTTCAAGATAACTTTTTTAAGAATGGAGCTGTTCCTGGTCTAGTACTCAAGAGCCCGAATACTCTTAGTGAAAAGATCAAAGAAAGAATGATACAGTCTTGGTCACTTCGTTACAGACCTGACTCAGGCGGTAGAAGACCTCTAATTCTAGATGGAGGATTAGAGATAGATAGTTTTACAAATACTAACTTCAGAGAGTTAGATTTTCAAGCAGCTATACATGAGAACGAAAAGATTATTCTAAAAGCGTTAGGCGTTCCTCCAATCATGTTAGATTCTGGTAATAACGCAAACATTCGACCTAATATGAGAATGTACTATTTAGAAACTGTATTACCAATAGTGAAGAAACTGCACTTTGCTTTAGAAAAGTATTTTGGATTTGAACTAAAAGAAGACGTTACTGAAGTGCCTGCACTACAGCCTGAGATGAGAGATCAGTCACAGTATTACACTGCTCTAGTTAACGGAGGAATTATATCCCCAAATGAAGCTAGAGATCATTTAGGCTTTGATCCTGTAGAGGGATACGACGATCTTAGAGTACCTGCCAATATTGCGGGAAGTGCTGCAAATCCGGATGAAGGTGGCAGACCAGAAGAAGGAGAAGATGATGGGTAGCATAAGACGTAGAGATGTTGCTATACGAACAGCAGCAATGGCAATGCTAGAAGAAGGTAAGGTTCTTAGCAAAAAAGAGTTTGATAATATTTCTAAGCCAACAGGTATACGGTCTGGAAATTTAATGAATTTATTTGGAAGCTGGTCTCGACTAGTAGGATTTATAGAAAAAGATCATCCAGATATATGGGCACAGTTACAAAACGAAGCAGCTTCTGAGCCAGAGCCTGTAAAGGAAGAGGTTTGTGAAGTTTGTGGAGAAATTTGTGAATGTCCTCCAGGAGAGTGCACATGTGCCAAGCCTGATCCCCTAGCAGCTCTTGCTTCGGCATCAGAGGTAAAGGAAGACGATGAATAAAATATTTAATCTTACTTCCACGTTTAAGTCACACGAAGTTGAAGATGGAAGTGTGATGATTCGCGGAATGGCGAGTACGAATGACTTTGATCGTGCAGGAGATACTATTTCTCCAGATGCATGGGCAAAGGGTGGCTTAAAGAATTTTGAGAATAATCCCATTATTCTTTTTAACCACGATTATAATAAGCCAATAGGTAGAGCTACGGGATTAAAAGTAACTCCCAATGGTCTAGAACTAGAGGCAAAAATTAGTAAATCTGCACCCGAACATGTGTGCGATTTAGTTAAAGACGGTGTCCTTGGAGCCTTTTCTGTTGGTTTTCGAGTCAAGGATGCTGATTACTTATCGGAAACCGACGGATATAAGATAAAGGACGCTGAGTTGTTTGAGGTATCGGTTGTTTCCGTTCCCTGCAATCAAGCAGCTACTTTTTCTCTGGCGAAGTCTTTTGACTCTGAAACAGAGTACGAAGCCTTCAAGAAAACTTTCACCAATCGTGTAGATCTAGCCAGTCAGTCTCTGGCTAAAGATGATAAA